CCCTTTTTATTATTCTTGCGGCCCTAGTTTCACCGCTAACGGTTTCGCAGGTCGCGTTCGCATCTAGTGTTTCGGACTATAACAAGCAGGTTGCAGCGCAACAGGCTGTTGTTGACGATTTGTCTAACCAGGTTGTTTCGGCTAAACAAGCTTTGGCTGATTTGCAATCGAACTCGAATGGTCAGGCCGCGCAGTTGGCTGACGCTCAAACTCAGGCGTTCACAGCTGCTGATGTGTTGACGGCGGCACAAACCGCTTATGACTCGCAGCAGACCGCTTATCAAGGCGTTTATGGTGACGAGCAGACGGCCGAGCAGACGGTTGCTGATCAGGTGATTGCTGTTTCGAATGCTGCCGACCTAGTTGACTCAACCTATAACGATTACCAAAGCAAGCTTGACGCTGTAAATACCGCTCAAACGGCCGCTAACGCCGCTCAGACCGCTTATGACACTTCACAGGTAGTTTCGGGCGCACAAGCATCGCCAGGGCTTACAGCAGACGTTTACAACGGCATTAATTCTCGCGGCAATCCGCCACAACGCTCAGACAACGTTTATACGAAATGTCGCATAACTACGGTGAGTAACATTGACGCGAACTGGGGTGGCGGCTCGGTCTTGGGATGTAACTCGGATTATGTGATGATCCATTATCACGGTTTCATTACCTACCCGACCAACAAGCAGGTCTATTTCTATGCCCTGGCTGACGATGGTTTCTATATGTCTATCAATGGGCAACCGATTATCAATGACTGGTCGCTTAAGGGTTGTGGCGGAAACTCGGCTGGTTTGTTCAGTTTTCAAGCTGGCGTTTCGTACCCAATCGACGCATGGTTTTATGAGTGGGGTGGCGGCGCATGTTCAACCCTAAACTATCAGCCGGTCGGTGTCGGTCAATGGAATGTGGCCCCAGCATCATTCTTCAGCCAAACCATTCAGGCCGTCATCACTAAAGACCCTGCACTCAAGATTGTTGCCGACGCTAAACAAGCCGTTTACATTACGGCCGTAGCCGATAGCGAAACCGCGTTAGCAACCTACAATTCGGCCAGCGACGCTTACGATCAGGCGACGCTCACTTACAATCAAGCACTCGATGCTTTGACGGCTAAAAAAGATGCTTTGACTCAAGCCGACAGTTTGCTCGCAGCTGCGGAATCATCCTGGCAAGCAGCAAGCGACGATAAGGCTGTCAAAGATGCGGCGTTACTAACGTTGCAGACTCGTTTCAAATCAACGTTTGACGTGATACAGAATCAGGCAGGTGTTGTCGATGGTTTGGAAACCAAGCTTGTTCAGGCTAAAGCAGCGTTGGCGGCTATACCTAAGCCGACGCCTAATGCGAAAGTTGCTAAGAAACCTACCGCCAAACCTGTAGCCCCGACAAAGGTGACGCCACGCAGTAAGTTTGCACCAAACCCAAAACAATAACCCAACCTAGTGAAGACCCGAACCCGGTCTTTGCTATTCCAGTGTTGGGTGCAGCGTTTAAGGGTATTGCCGATGCGTTCAATGCGTTCGGCAACATTGGTGCAGACTTGCCGCCAGCGGTTAGGGAGCGGGCTAAGAAAATTGTTTTGTCGGCAATTATTGTGACGCAAGTTGCAACGACGGCCGCAAGTCTTGCGTCGGCGTCAGCTGCGCGATCTGTTAGGAGAAATAAGTGAAGTTTTTGAACGACATGATTGGTCAGTCATGGACTTTACTTGGCATGTTTGTCGCCTGGATTGTGCTTGAGGGTTCAGCGAAGACGATTGTGGGTTGGTGCATTATTGGCACGCTAGTCGTCTATGCGGCTACGTTTCCGTTGCGCCGCGACGAGTAGATGCTCACGTTCATCTGGGGTTAGACCTCCCCAAATCATTGTGTCAATTTTGTCGTTTAGGGCCGTATCCAGGCACTCATTTTTGACGGGGCATCGATTACACATTTCTTTGGCCGTCGATGTGGCAATTTTTAGCACTTCGCGGTCTTGCGGTCGCCAATACATTTCCAAATCGAACAGGTCGGGTTGGTTGGTGCATGGCACTGGCGTTTCAAGCTCGAGCAGTAGCTTGGTAAACTGATTGATTTTCTTTGGCATAAAAGTCTGTCCTTTCATCTATGTTCATAGTGTCATAGATAAGTAGAAAACCCGGCACTTGAGCACCGGGTTTTCATCGCACAGACAAGGATCAGACAAGCCCATGCGTAGGTTTACTTTATCAGATTTGAAACAGACCCCTGCAAAACAGCTCGGGGTTTGGACTACTGCCGACCCTGAATGGCATGAACTGCGCGCAACGCGCGGCGTTGTGTCCGGCACGATGGCTGGCTCGATTTCGGGCTTATCAAAATGGGAGTCGGCGGTCGATTTGTGGGAGAAAAAAACGGGCCGCGTATCAAGCGAGATTCCACAGACCGAATCCATGTATTGGGGTTCGCGCCTGGAGTCGGTGATTCTTGACGAGTTTCAGCTGCGGCATGAGTCTTTGACGGTGTTGACTGATTGTGGCACTTGGATTGGTGCCGATGAATGGTCGCTGGCGAACCCGGATGGGCTTGTAAAGCTGCCTGACGGCTCTATACGGCTTTTGGAGATAAAGACGGCCGCTTACCCTTACGGCTGGAATGTGCCGCCAGAGGGCGTTACAGGCGATTCTGAAGACGTGCCAAAGCATTACCAATCGCAGGTGCAATGGTATTTGCGCGTTCTTGGCCTTGAGTCGGCGACGCTCGTTGCCCTATTTGGTGGCTCAAAGTATCGTGAGTTTACGATTCACGCTGATCCACATTGGCAGAATGCCGATTATGAGTTGGCTGAAATGTTTAGGCGTGCAGTTTTGGATGATAGAAAACCTGATTGGCCCGGCGCGGCTACCCGACTAGAAACGAGAAAAAACTAATGGCAACATTCAACCTGGCTGATTACGAAACCGTCGAACAACGTCATGCTCGCGTTATTGCCGAGTATCCGGATTTGCGTTCGGTCATTATCAATCACACAACTGCGGCAGATCGTGCGGTTGGCACTTGGGTTGTTGAAGCTCGCGTCTATTTGAACGCTGACGACCAGGCAGCCGACTTGCCTAAAGCGGTTGATTGGGCGTTTGAAGTCGATGGGCAAGGCATGGCCAACAAGACTTCGGCTCTTGAAAACGCATCGACGTCGGCTCTCGGGCGTGCATTGCGTTGGGCTTTTGCTGGTTCGAAAGGCCCGACTCGTCAAGAAATGGAAAAGGTCGAACGGGGCCAAACCCCGAAGCCAGCACGTGACTGGCTGGCTGAAGCTCAAGAAACTTTGTCGGTCGATAAACTTAGAGCAATCTATGCCGACGCTCGCAAGGCTGGTGCAGAGAAAACTATTCTTGACCAGATCGCAGGTGCCGCAAATGCTTTGGCAGCAACTCAAAATACTTAAAGCTAACATTCTTGAACTTGGCGAACTAGCGGCGGAATGTCAAGACAAAGGGCAAACCAACCAGGCAGCCATTCTTTTGCTTGAACTAACCCGACAAATGACAAGGTACGGTGAAGCGATTGCAAACGCCATCGACAATCCTGAATGAACTACGCGCCATCCGCACTGAAGCCGCGAAAGGCTCGAACGCGCTCTTTGACGCCGAGCAAGAACTCGCTCAAGCCGAACTCGACTATGACACGAAGTTTGCAATGGCCATTATTAGCGCGACCGGCAATGTTGAAGAACGCAAGGCCGCAGCGACCATTGCTGCTGGTGAAGCGAAGTTTGCACGCGACATTGCTCGGGCTAAAGTTAATCGGGTAAAAACCAAACTAAAAATCTTATCCGAACAGCAAATGAACGTGCAGACAGAGGCCAGAATGTTGCTTGAAATTGAATGGAAACTGGCCGGAATTGAGTCTGAAACCTAACGATCTGCGCAAACTACGCAACCGCGACCTGGCACGCTGCTGGCATTGCGGAACCAGCGACGACACACTAACAGTGCAACATCGCGCAAATCGGGGCATGGGCGGTTCAGGCCCGAAATCAATGGCACACAAACCAAGCAACCTAATCTTGTTATGCAGCGCATTCAATGGGGCTATCGAATCAGATTCTTCAGCTGCGGATTGGGCAAGAGCAAACGGCATCAAAATAAGCAAGTTTGTTGACCCGGCATTCGAACCGATTTGGGATCACATCGAACAAGCTTGGTTTTATCTTGACGATGACTGGAATCGTGTCATCCAGGCACCGAATATTCCAAACGATCAAACGCCGTATTAGTTTTTTTTGACATTTGCCACCAAAAACGAAAAAGTGGCGTATAAAGTAAAGCAGGGCCAACAACATCGTTGGCCCTGCACCAGCATTCAAGCAAAGATTCCTGGTAAGACCTAGTTTAGTCTTTCCAGGCAGTAAAAGAAAGGCAAGACATGGCCATTATCGCCAACACCAAGCAAACAATCGAAGTGCCTGGCGGCATGATTCGAGATGAACGTCTAACCATTTATTCGATGGGCGTTTACCTTTGGCTACACAACTTTGAGTCGGTTTCTGACGCGCAGCTCGCATGGGTTCGTGCTGGCAACGACATTCAAAAACTGAACTCGTCACTCGGCGAACTTGCTCGCGCAGACTATCTCGCACCCGGCGCTTTCTAATGAAACCCGGCATTTACAGGCCGAAACTCAGCGTTGACGGCAACTTCACAACCATTCCCAATCATTGGATTCGCAACACTGGGTTATCGGTAAACGCAAACTTTCTTTTGGTCTATCTACTCACGCATGAAGTGGGATACAACATCACTTTTGCTCAGATCGAGCGAGAGATTTCTTTGGGCGAAACGGCCATTCGCAAGGCCGTCAATCAACTGCGCGATGCGGGCTGGTTAGAAACACAAAGAACCACCGACAAGCGCGGATACAACGCCGGACTAGCTTGGATTTTGACCGAACCAACCCTCGCAAATCCAACCCTCGCAAATCCAACCCTCGCAAATCCAGCCTTGGAAAAGCGAGGTGCAATAGAAAACAACTTAATTAAGAAAACAACTAGTAAAGAAAACAACAATGCGTTTAATTCTTTTTGGTCTATTTACCCAAGAAAGATTGCTAAAGGTGCAGCTGAAAAAGCCTGGGCGAAACTAAACCCGGATGCTGATCTAGTGGCGACCATTTTGGCCGCAATGGATTCATTTGACTGGCCAAGCGACGAAAAGTTTATTCCCTACCCTGCAACATGGATCAATGCTCGACGATGGGAAGACGAAAAACTTGCTAATGACGAATGGGTGGCGACATTTTGATTTCAGCTGAACGCGCACTAATCGGGGCCATCCTATTAAGCCAAGGCAAAGCATTCAGCGACTTTGCTCTCGAAGCCAACGACTTCAGCGACGCAAATTTGGCACGCATCTACCAAACCCTGCTCGACATGCGTTTGGCTGGCACACCAGTCGACGTCATTCTTGCCGGTTCGAAAATGCCGAAGCACGCAGCCGACCTGCACCAAATGATTGCCGAATGCCCAACAGCAGCATCAGCCAAGTTTTATGCAGATCAGATTTATCGTGAAGCAGTCGCCAGGCGAATCAAAGTCACTGGCCAACAAATGCTCGAACCAACTAGCGATGACGTTCAAGCAACCGTCTTACAGGCGAAACAACGCATCGACGCATTAGCGAACTCGGTCAGCACCGAGCGAGTGCAAATCATTCCGCAAATCCTGCACGATCACTACGTCTATGTGACCGAAACACAACCCGACTATCTGCAATCACCTTGGGGCAACCTAAACGAAATGCTGGTCGGATTCAGACCCGGCGGTTTGTATGTGATTGGTGCAAGACCATCGGTTGGTAAAACGGTTGTTGGCTTGCAGTTGGCACATCATTTCAGCAAGTCAGGCGCAACAGCATTCCATTCGCTTGAAATGTCCAAAACTGAGCTGCTGAACCGACTTATCGCGCAGACGGCAGAGATAAACATTTCGGGCCTAGAAAAACACAGCTTGAGCAAGCCCGAACGCGAACGAATGGTCAGTGGCCAAGACAAGCTCGACACACCGCTAGTCATTTTCGACAAATCAGGCCAAACCATGAGTGATCTGCGAGCCGCAGCTGCAAGCATCAACCGCGTCGAACCATTACGCGCCATCGTCGTCGACTATCTGGGACTCATGCAATCAGCCAATAAAGGCTTATCCAGGTATGAACTCACAACCGAACTCAGCAACGGCCTAAAAGCTTTAGCGCGAGATTTGCAAGTGCCAGTCATAGCGTTAGCGCAACTGAACCGAGCCGTCGAACATCGCGGCACCGACAAACCAACAATGGCTGATCTACGCGACTCAGGTTCAGTCGAACAAGACGCCGACGTTGTGATTCTGTTGCATCGCGAGGGCCTAACCAAAGAAGCCACCGACAAACCCGTTATTTGGTTCGATGTAGCCAAGAATCGACATGGCAAGACTGGGCGCACCGACTATGTTTTTCAAGGCCACTATGCCAGAGTAGTAACAAAGGAAACTGCTAGATTGGACTAATGGTTGAAGACAACAAAGCCGTATGTGACCGCTGTGGCCACATTTGGCAAGTCAACCTGGTCAAAAGCGAAAGAAAAGGCCTTTTATGCGCCAGTTGTCGCGCTAAACCGGCATCGCTCGTTCAATACGGCGAACTCAAATGTATCCCCTGGCAAGGCGACTTCGATGAAAACGATTTCCCGATTCTTGACGGCGAGTATTATCTACCTGGGGTTCGTCTGTGCAATCATAATGACTGCACTAATGTTCGTCACATTCTCACTATTAGCCCTAATCAGTAAAGGATCAGACAAATGGCTGAAATCAAAGTAACCGGATTTGTTGAGCGCATTCTTGGCGCTAAAGGATTCAAGCTCACCGAAACGCATCGACGCAAGAACGATGCTGGCGAATGGGAAAACGCTGGCAAAACATTTTTCACTGTTTGGTCGGCAACCCTGCCAGCCGAGGGTGATCGCGTGACCGTTGTTGGCAAGCAGAAAACTGTTGCATCCGAGTATCAGGGCCAGACCCGTTATGACCTGGTTATTTCAGCTGACTTGGTGACTGTTGAAAAGAAACCAGCAACCGATAACCTTATGCCGTTCTAATGCAAGGGCTAACAGTCTTTTGGTTTAGTTTCACCGGCATCCTGCTCACATGGCTGGCCGTTGAATCAAACAACGGATTCGCTGGCATCTTCGGCTCGATTCTCGGAGTCGGCAATGTTTTGATTGGACTGATTGGTGCCTACCGATCCGAGTAAAAGATTTCTCGGGCCAACACGAACGATACCTATGCAGCTATGGATTCCCGGAACACCTAAACCGCAAGGCTCAAAACGTGCGTTTATCAATAAAGGCACCGGCCGTATCAACATGGTTGAAGCCGACAAAGGGTTGGCTGCCTGGCGTGACGAAATCAAAAATCAGGTTTATCTGAACTGGATTCGCGAGGGAATGCGCTCATTCAACGAGCCAGTATCCATCCGGGTCGATTTCTTCATGCCCAAACCCAAAACTGTTGACCGTTGGTGGCCGCGAGTCTATGACCTAGACAAAATGTGTCGCGCAGTAGGTGACGGCCTAAGCGTTTCATCAGGTGCCATCTCTGACGACAATCTGATTCTCGAATGGCACGCACGCAAGTTTTATGCAGTATCGCCCGAGTATGTTGGTGCGAAGATCATCATCACGCCGATAAAACCCGAAACATGGCATCAGACACGCCCATAAATAAACCTTGAACATTTGGTCGAACTTGTGTCATTATTCAGTTAGACAATAACCGTCTAACAAAGGATCAGAACATGAGAATCAAAAACATCGCCCAAGTCGCGTTGCTAATCACCTGGTTTGCTGGTTTCAGCACTTTAGGCCAGCAGCTCGAAGCCATCAATTACCCATTCGGCTTGCTTGTCAAGGGCATCGCCGTTGGTGTGCCATTCGTTTACGCCACATTTTGGATTATGGTGGTGTCGAACAATGAGTAGCACACCAATTTTTGACCACATTCGCGCCGAACACCTGAAAGTTGCTAACGCAGCTTATTCGCAGGGCCGTATAGCTGAACGTAACGCTATCCTGGCGATTCTCAAAAAGCAGAGTCGCCCAACGCAACAATTGTTGACGCTTATCAAAGTTCTCGAGCTGCGTGATACCAAATGACTTGCAAGTTATGCGCTGATCATGAGGAAGAGGGTGCGCTAAATGAGCGTGAACGCATTATCAAACTGCTAGAAAGCATAGAAACTTACCCACCTGACTGGGATTACAATGACCAGATTGGTTCAGTTATTGCCCTAATAAAAGACGAAACCAGAATGATACGCAGTGAGATTTTGCCAAATGGCTTAATCCTTATTGAAGAAATAAAGGGAGAGAACAAATGACTATCCGCGTCTTAACCAATGATCTAAAAAAGCCCGAATACTATCGCGGCCTAACCGCCGGCCAGCAGCTCGAACGTGAACTCGTCATTCGTATCCTTGAGAAAGAACTCAAAGACTACAAGCGTGGCGATGGCGTGAACTATGCAGCCGAACTGCGTCGCCTAATCCAAAAGATTGGCAGCCGAGCATGACCGGGCTAGCCATTTTCGTCACATTCATTCTCACTTCACTCGCCTGGGGCCTACTCTGGGCCTTAATCAACATCGATAAGGATCGCAATGTCAGAAATCGCTGAACTACTAGAGCCACTAAAAGCCGCAACAACCCGATTTGCTACGCTCGAAGAAAGAATGCGCATCGTCAAACTGCTCGCAGCTGCCAAAGTTGATGAACGCATCATTCTCGAAGTGTTGAAAGACGCGGAGTAGTGGCAAAAATGGCTGGATTACACGCAGACGGCGTAACAGACCTAACGTCTTACGCTCTCGGTCGCAAACACGAAACCGAACGCATCATCGCCTGGCTGATTGCACATAAAGCACTACGCCAAGCAATGCTCAATGCCGGTAATGAAAATTGGTGGGTGCTTTACACCGAAGACGGTGCCAAAGACATCAGCTTGAACGACCTGAAAGGCAACCAAAATGGCTAAGATTCCCGTCACCGTCTATCACATTGGTCCCGGATGCGTGCAATGCAATCAAACCAAACGAGTCATGTCGCAACTTGGCATCATCTATGACGAAGTTGATTTGCGTGATCCAGCCAACGCCGACAAGCTCGCAGAGTTTCAAGCACAGGGCCACGCAACGGCACCAATCGTCACGACCGATACCAAGATTTGGTCGGGTTTCCGTTATGGCAAAATCAAGAGCCTTGCAAGCTTCATTTTCAGTCAGGAAGACAAAAAGCATGGCTGAGTCACAGACCGACGATTACCTGGATGGTTTCAAGCATGGCCAATTATCTATGCTGTTCACTGGTGAGCCGGGTGCAGGTGCATGGCCTATGACTCGCGAACTATTAGCCGAGTATCAAATCATTGCGGCATCTCGCGCACGTGGCGAAGTCTTAGACGCTATTCAAGCCGACGCTGTCCTATCTGTCTTACTGCCGGGTGACATGCTTAATCGCATCACCAACATTATTTACGATTTGACCCGTCAAGCCTTGAAAGCAAGGAACGAAGATGCTTGAAGACATGAAAGTGCCGATGCATGGCGGTCGCGTCTGCCGAGTCGCCATTATTGCGCGCGGACTATCCGAACATGATTCCGAGATTCTAATGAAAGCCGTTGACTCACCTAACTGGCCAATCAATACGCTTTCAAATGAACTAAGCAAGCGTGGCATTGCTGTTTCGCCACCAACCCTGAAACGCCATCGTCTAAGGGTTTGTGTTTGCTCAAATGCTTGAAGACCTAACACCAACACCTAAAGTCGAGCCATCGCCATTCGGGGCCGCAAGCATCGAGTTTGACGGCGAACAAGGCATCGCCACAACGCCCGGCTATCTTGACAAACCCGACTTTACAAAGTTTCTCGAAGAAGCAGGATTTGACCCCGAAGAATACGAGATTGTTGGTCGGCCACGCACTAGCCGTTGGCAACGTTATGACGGCGAATGGCTAACCGCTTACCGATTTAACTTTGTCGTCAAACAACCCGAACTCGACCTACCAACGCTTTACGCTCAAGCTCGACGCACTAAACCAGGCAAGCCCGTCGTCGGTAAAGGCTCAAAGACGCTGGTTATCTTGGCCGCAGACTTTCAGATCGGTAAGGTCGCATCACGCGGCGGAACACCCGAACTCTTGGCCCGAATCAATGCCAGCATTCAAAAGCTCGAACAACACTTACGCAAACACGCTTACGCTCAGATTGTGATCCTGGATGGCGGCGACATCATCGAGGGAGTCGATAACGCTGCACACCTAGCCCAACTGCAATCCAACGACCTAAGCCCGATGCAACAAGTTGACCTTGCAGCTGCAATCATGTGGGACTTACTCAAAGCCACATCAAGCCATGCACCAACCAAATACGCATCCGTCGGCTCAAATCATTGCCAATGGCGTGTTCAAAAGATGGCAGTCGGTAAGCCAGGTGTTGACGATTGGGGCATCGTTATCTTGCAACAGTTGCGTCGCCTGGCACACGAGAAACAGTTGCCGGTCACATTCCACATTCCTGAACCGCACAACGAATCTCTAGCCTTAGACATTGACGGCGACGGCTATCACGTTGTCGGACTGATTCATGGCCATCAAGTTGGCAGACCCGACGGCATGGTTCGATTTCTAGAGAAACAATCATTCGGGCGACAGCCACTCGCAGCTGCATCCATCATCTGCTCGGGTCATTTCCATCACACACGCATCGAAGAAATCGGACAAGCACACAACGGCTCAAGCAAATGGTGGATTCAGGGATCAACGATGGACAACGGTTCTGATTGGTTTCGCTTAACATCGGGGCAGGACTCAGGCACCGGCCTTACCATCTTCGAGCTTGAGCCACAATCACCATTCACTGGAACAGTTTGGAGATACTAATGAACCAACCAAACGACTGCCTACGCTGCCACCAACAACGCTTATTGCGCGACATTCTTATTCACCGCAAACGCGGCACCGACCAAGGACTATGTGACACATGTGCAAACAATGCAACAAACGCTGGCTCATCATCTGCCCCAACACACACGTCAAAGAAATCATCTGGCACGAAGAACCCAAACACGAAAAACGAACCCGATGCAAAACATGCGGACTAACTAACAAAACCATCTATTACTCGGGAGAATCATGCCAGCCTACGAATACACCTGCTGCGGAAACACCATCACACACATCAGATCAATAACAGATGAAGAGAAGATTCCGCACTGCGTCACATGCCACAAACCAATGACTCGCGTATTCGGTGCGCCACCAATCCACTTCAAAGGCGACGGCTTCAACACCAAGAAAGGCTAGGCCATGCGATTCCCTAAACCATGCCTAACCTGCAAAACAATCACCGACGGCTCAAACTATTGCACACGCCACCAAGCAATGCGCGACGCACTCGAATCAGAACGTCAACGTCATCGCAAGCGTGGCCGCCTGCTGTATTCATCAACAATCTACAAGCGTGAAGCAGCACACATAAAAGCAACAGCCACACACTGCCATCTATGCGGACAAGCGTTCACGAACCGCAACGAGATAACCGCAGACCATATTCGACCAGGCGACCCAACCAGCCCATTAGCACCAGCACATGGTCGATGCAATAGCTCACGCGGCAACAAACCACTCGACTAGGCCCACAAAACGACCCCCGGGTAGGTTCAAAACCAAAAAACAAAAAACGAAAGACCCCGAGCCGATGTTTTCGCAGCCCTCTGCGGATCAAACCTTTTGTTGGTTAGGCTTGAACTCAAGGATGTGATTGAATGCCAACGCCAATGAAGTCGCTTGAAGAAAAGCGTGCGACCGGCAATCCGGGCCAGCGTAAACTGCCACCGATTGACGCGACTGTTGCGCTGCCTGGTGGCTATGTTGAGCCGCATCGTGAGCTTGGTGTTGCTGGTCGGTTGTTTTGGGATCGCATTTTCAATGCTGGCGGTCTTTGGTTGTCGCCGCAGACCGATGTTGAGTTGTTGCTGATTACTTGCAAGCAAATGGATCGCGTAATGGTTTTGGAGAAAGCGTTTGAAGCTGACCCAACGGACTTTCACATTAGCCGCCAGTTGCTCGATACTGAAGCGGCCATCTTGAAGAACCTGGATGCTTTGGGCATGACTGTTGCATCTCGCACTCGTCTTGGCTTGGCTGAAGTGAAGCGTCAATCGAAGCTTGAAGAACTTATGGCTAAACGTGACAAGCGTTGAGTCTTGGCCGCCACGCTGGTTAACGCCGGTAAGCGATGAACAGGTTGCTCGGGGCGATGGTGAGTTTGCTATCGAGTTTGCTGAAACGTTTGGCTCGATTGGTAAGGATGGCATTGCTGGTCGAGTAGGCGATGC